CAAAGGCAGCTGAAAAAATACCTTGTATTAACTTTAACAACAAAGGGGTTCAAATTATTGCTGCACTTGAAGAAAGTTTAAGACATGGTTTAAAAGTTCATTCATCACGAATGTTGAATGAAATGAATACGTTTGTTTACATCAATGGAAGACCTGACCACATGAAGGGACAACATGATGATTTAATTATGTCATTGGCGATGGCTGTATATGTGTCAGATTCATCTTTTTCACAACTTACAAAGGTTACACAACAAGCAAAAACAATGTTGGAGTCTTGGCAGGTTACATCTTATGACCCACCAAAAGAACAATATTTTAATCCATCAATGCCAAATAAACAATATAAAACAAATATTGCTTATCAAAATCAACCAACACAAAAGGATTATCAAGACTATTTATGGGTGTTCGGCGGATATAAGCGTTGATAAAAAATACATATATATTAACTTTTTACTATGGAAGAAAAAAACTTGACAATATGGCAACGATTGTCCCAAGAACTTGGACCAAATTCATTGTTGGGTCAAGACATACCTACTTATAAGTTTGATAAAAAAGAACTATTAAGAACTACTGACAAAGAAGAATATGAAAAACAAAAACTTCAAGCCAGACAGACTTATTATATTACAAGCCAATGGGCTAAAATTGAAAATAATTTATATTCTCAAGCAGTTTATTATCAACCAACAAGATTGGCATCATACTATGATTATGAGTCAATGGAGTATACTCCCGAAATTTCAGCGGCTTTGGATACATACGCTGAAGAATCTACTACAGTTGACGAGAATGGTTACATGTTACAAATATACTCCGATTCTCCAAGAATTAAGGCTGTATTAGGAGATTTGTTTAATAACGCATTGGACATTAATACAAACTTACCAATGTGGACACGTAATACCGCAAAATATGGTGACAACTTCGTGTTTTTAAAGTTAGACCCTGAAAGAGGTGTTGTTGGTTGTTTACAATTACCAAACATTGAAATTGAACGTATTGAAGTTGGTATGAAAGGTAAAGCAACTTCAGGTATGGGTGGAGCTGTTGCTTCAGGTAGTGATGCTAAAAGTTTAACATTTACTTGGAAAAACAAAAGTTTGGAATTTAATAGTTGGGAAATAGCACACTTTAGATTATTGGGTGATGATAGAAAACTTCCATATGGTACCGCCATGTTGGAAAAGGCAAGAAGAATTTGGAAACAATTAATTCTTGCTGAAGATGCAATGTTGGTATATAGAACATCAAGAGCACCTGAAAGACGTGTATTTAAGGTGTTTGTTGGTAACATGGATGACGCAGATATTCAACCATACGTACAAAGATTTGCACAACAATTTAAGAAAGACCAAATTACTGACCCACAAACAGGAAACGTAGATATGAGATTCAATCAAATGGCGGTTGACCAAGATTTCTTTGTACCTGTAAGAGACCCATCGTCTCCAAACCCAATTGAAACTTTACCAGGAGCAACAAACTTATCCGAAATTGCGGATATTGAATATATTCAAAAGAAATTATTAACAGCGTTAAGAATTCCAAAAGCGTTTTTAGGTTTTGAAGAAGTTGTTGGTGATGGTAGAAATTTATCATTACAGGATATTCGTTTTGCAAGAACAATTAATAGAATTCAAAAGTCTATGGTTGCGGAACTTAACAAGATTGCAATTGTTCACTTATTTTTATTAGGTTTTGAAGATGAATTAAATTCATTTCAGTTAAGTTTAACTAACCCATCTAAACAAGCGGACTTATTAACAATTGATGTTTGGAAAGAAAAAATGTTATTGTATAAAGATGCCGTAACAAAAGTTGAAGGTATTGCACCAACATCTCAAACATGGGCTAAGAAACATATTCTTGGTTTCTCTGATGAAGATATTAAACTTGATTTACAACAACAAAGAGTTGAAAAGGCAGTTGCCGCTGAAATTGAAGCAACACCAAATGTTATAACACATACAGGATTATTTGATAATATCGACAAACTTTATGGTAATACGTCAGGAACAACAGCACCAACAACCCCACCAGCTGAAGGTGGTGAATTTGGGGCTGACTTAGGTGGAGCTCCACCGGCAGGAGGTGAACTTCCACCGGCAGAAGGTGAAACTGCAATTACCCCAGAGTCCGTTAAAAAGAATATGAATATATTATTAGAAAGAGATAATGTTTACGGTGTTGAAGAAATTGATTTGGAAAGAGGTAGACGTTCTTTGGGTATTATTGAAGAACAATTAGGAAAACTGATTGATTGATATATTTATTAATATGAAATTTGGACAATTACTTAGCAAGATAGAAGGATTAATGATTAATTCTTATGTGAATGAAACAACAAAAATAGAGTTAAAAAACTTTAAAAAATTAGTATTGGAAAATAAAAATGCCAGTACAATGTTTTATATCTATACTGAATTGTCCAAGAAAAAAGGTTATGATAAAACTTTATCTGAATCTTACATCAATGAATCTTTAAGACAAGTAGAAAAAATTATTCCAAAATTAAATACTCAAAAAATTGAATATTGGGTTAAAGATGTTGTAAGTGAAAATAATTACAAAGATATTGATAATTTAATTTACAATTCTCCTGATAAAATTATGGAGAATGTTGAAAGCAGAAAAACTTTAATTAAGACTTTAAGTGAAACTACTGAAGTTAAAACTGCAATACAACTACCAATGGAAACTTTATTGAATATCGCCAATAAAGAAATTAGTTCTTACATTGAAAATTTAGATGAAGATTCAAAAAGAGATTTATCTAAAGTATTGATGACTGAAGATGTGGAATTGTCAAAAGAATTTGAAGATTTAAAAGTAAAAACAATTCATTCATTAAGTGGTATTAATGAATCTATGGATGATATCACAACAAAAAAATTACAGGAAACTATTAACCAAATTAAAGGTGAAGAGTTTTCTAAAATCAATTATGTAAGATTATACAATTTGTATAACAACATTAATTAATCCTTAGGTTTTTGAGATTCAACGTACTTAGCTTTTAATTTTTGAGCTCTACGTGCAACAGATGGTTTTTCATACTGAAGTCTTTCTCTCAACTTTTCATTTTGCTTGGTTTTAATTACCTTTCCTTTTAATTGTTTCAAGGCTTTTTCCAATGGAGTTTTTTCGTCTATTTTTACTTTTAACATATTATAGTAAATAATACAAAGTTGGTCAAAATTTGACAATAGAATAAAATTAGATTATTTTTTTTCAAACAATAAACAATTTATACACATGATTATTAATGAAAAAAGGAAAAACATCACGAATTGTAGGATTCAACAATTCAAAAGTGAGTTATGGAACAGTTGATTCCAAAAATTTTAAATCAGTTTATCTTAATTTACAAAGTTGGGTTTCACCAAAACAAAGTTATGACAATTGGGAGAGAATAGTATCAAATTTTAGTAGACAAATAAAACACACAATATTTGAAATATTAGACCCCACATTTTTTAAAGACAACTATATTGTTGATTTGGATTTGAGAACTAGCGGAATTGTTTATGGTAAAAAAAGTTTTATGAATTTGGAAATTACTTTATTTTTATCACAGGAAGTGGATTTCAAAGATACAATTCTTAAAGATAAATTAAAAAGAATTGCCAAAGAAATTTATATTGAAAACTTCAAAAAGAACGAGTATTTTGATTTTACACTATCTAAAAAGAGCAAAGAAGAAGCATCCTAGTATTTATTACTAAAACATACGTATGAAAATATTAGGACCTACCGAGACAGGTAAAGGAATATTGATTGAAATGGACGCAGGATATGTGTCACCATCTCATGAATTTAATAAAAAGATGCTTGAAGAAAATCACAAGAACTTCTTGGATTATTCAAAACCTTTTGAATTCTATGCCGTACTTCAAAAATACAACACACCAAACCGTAATGGTAGAGTGTATCCTGAAAGAATCTTAAAACGTGAATCTGAGAATTATAAAAAGATGATTCAAAAAGGAACATCTCTTTCAGAATTAAATCACCCTGAATCATCATTAATTGACCTTGACCGTGTGTCTCACATCATCAATGATATATGGTGGGACGGACATATCCTTATGGGTAAGTTACGTCTTCTAACATCACCAGGATTTCATGAGAGAGGGATTGTATCTACAAAGGGTGACCAAGCAGCAAACTTGTTAAGACAAGGTGTTACTTTGGGTATATCTTCACGTGGGGTTGGTTCTTTAAAAAAGAGTGGTGAACAGAATGAAGTACAAGATGATTTTGAATTAATCTGTTTTGATTTGGTATCTTCACCATCTACACCAGGAGCATATTTGTTTACAAACCCTGATGACAGAAACAAATTTGAAGAAAATTTAGAAGAAGAAAAAGTTTCAAGAATGTCTCCAATCGAACAGGAAAGTGGAACAAAAATGAACCGCTCTATTGACTTATTAAAAAAATTAAACCATTATTTGGACAGATAATTTAAAAAACATGGACGAAAAATATTTTGTAGCAAAAGTACAGTACGATTTACCTGATGAAAATACAGGAAAATTAAAAAAAATCCGAGAGGAAAAATTGGTTAAAGGTTACTCTGTAACTGATGTTGAAGCCAAGGTGACATCCCGATATACAGGGTTTCAACATGATTGGAGAATCACAGCAGTCTCCGAGAGTAAAATAGACGAAGTTATTGAAGATTAATAAAAACCCCTCCTAACCGAGGGGTTTTTTATTTATTTAGGGTTTTTGACAAGCCCAAACAGAATTTTTTAACATATGGATATATTTATATGTTAAATTATTCTATAATAATATGACAGAAAAAAAGTCGTTAGTTGAGGAAGCACTACTACAAATGAAAAATTTGGAACAAGTAGTTGCCGAAAATGCAAAAGGAATACTTGCTTCTACAATGAAGGAAGAAATCTCAGAACTAGTAAAAGAGTCTTTGAAAAATGAGGCTGAAGATGAATCAATGGATGTTGAAATGGATGAACAATCGGAAGATGAGTTAGACATGGATATTGATATGGATTCTGATGATGAAGAAATGGATGATGTTGAAATGGACATTGATATGGATTCTGACGATGATGAATCGGATGATGAACTTGAAATGGACTTTGATATGGATTCTGATGATACACTACCAATTGACCTTACAAACGCATCCGATGATGAAATCTTAAAGGTTTTCAAATCTATGAGTGATGAAGATGGTATCATTGTTAAACAAGATGGTAACAACATTACTTTAAATGATGAAGACGAAGATGTTGAATATATTATTCAAACTGAAAGTGACATGGAAGAAGAAACTATGGAAGAAATGGATGAAGAAGAAGAATTATCAGATGAGGATTTAGATTCTATGATGGCTGATATTTTTGGTGAAGAGATGAACATGGACGAAGAATCTATGTATGAAGAAGATATGGATGAAGAAGATATGGATGATGAGGTAGTATATGAAATTGAAATGGATGAAGACGAAGATATGGATGATTCTGATGATTCAGATGAAAGTATGTCTGAAAGTAAAATGACAATTAAACCAGTTATGGGTAAATTAACTAAATCCTCTTTAACTAACAAAGCTAAAAAAATGGAAACTAAAGAAGGGTCAATGATGAGTAAACCTGTAGTAGGTAAAGGTGTTAAAACCGGAAGTGCTAAATTTGAATATAAAGAAGGTAGAAAAATGGAAACCAAAGAAGCGGCTATTGAACCAAAAGGTAAGGCTAAAGGAGTTGGTATGAATTTGAAACCTAAGAAATTTGAATACACTGAGGCTGAAATGGAAGAAAAATACGGTTCTAAAAAACACGAATACAGACGTAAGGATGTTGATGGTGTTGAAAAGAAAGCTGGTGAAAAAGGTGGTCATTACAAAGATTACGAAAAAGAGGAAACTAAAGAAGCTGCTAGAACATTAGGTAATGGAACTAGAAATTACGCTGAAAGAAAAGGTTTACCTAAAATGAAAGTAATTCCAAATCAAGCTCTTGCTGAAGAAGTTGAAAGATTGAGAGAGAAGAATGAAGAATACAGAAAAGCACTTAATATTTTCAGAGAAAAATTAAATGAAGTTGCTGTGTTTAATTCTAACTTGGCTTATGCTACAAGATTGTTCACTGAACATACAACAACAAAACAAGAGAAAATTAATATCTTAAGAAGATTTGATGATGTTGAATCATTAAAAGAATCAAAAACTTTATACTCATCAATTAAAGGAGAATTAAACACAACAAACAGTACTCAAAGTGTTGTAACAGAATCTATTGAAAAAATTGGAAAATCTCCAGCATCAGGTTCTTCACAAAACTTAATTGAGTCAAAAACGTATGAAAATCCACAATTTTTAAGAATGAAGGATATTATGCAAAAAATACAAAAATAAAAATAAATAAAACTTAAAAACAAAAAAAATACTAAAATGGGTGCATTATTAGAAAGCGGTCTTGTTGGTAACATTGGTTTGAAACACCTTAAAGTTATCAAAGAAGACACAATCAACAAATGGGATAAACTTGGCTTTTTAGAAGGTCTAAAAGGTCACATGAAAGAAAACGTGGCTCAGTTGTATGAAAACCAAGCTTCACACTTAATTAACGAAGCTTCTTCAACTTCTGATTCAGGTTCTTTTGAAACGGTTGTTTTCCCAATCGTGAGAAGAGTATTCTCTAAATTATTAGCTAACGACATCGTGTCTGTACAAGCAATGAACTTACCAATCGGTAAATTGTTCTACTTCGTACCTAAAATTCAAGGTTATTCTGGTGGAACTTCAGCGGATGGTTTGTTTGGACAATCAGGTTCACACTACGCTCCTATTGGTTCTCCTGGAAACTATCCTGGTAACCCAGATGCTGGTTATAGTGCTGCAGATAGTAATGGTCTTTACAATCCTATTTACAATAAGGATTTGTATGACTTATTCTACGAAGGTAACGAAGCTGGTTTGAACCCTCCTGGTTTGTTTGACTATTCAAAAGGTCAGTGGACAGCAGTAACTGCATCAACTGTAACTTACGCTTGGTCTAATGCTGGTGTATTAGTTCCTAGCGCTTACACTACAGATAATTACAGAAAAGTAATTATTGTTATGAGTGGTTTCTCTAACGCTGGTGCTGGTCAATTGATTGGTCCTAATGGTAATACTATGGATACTGAAGAATTCTTATCAGGTTTGAACATCTTAGGTGTAGCTGGTAACGTTTATACTTCAGCAAACACAACTAACCCTTACTTATTCAGAGTTGTAACTCAAAGATATGGTAAAGGTATTGTTCAATACGGTAATCAAGTAAACACTACTTGGCCAACTGCTAATAACTCAGGTGGTTCTTATTACAATATTTGTGACGCTGATGGATTTATTTTCTTAGAAATGGATTTACAAGCTCCTGTTTGTATCACTTGTGGTGATTCATCTATGGACGGTTACACAGGTTCAACATTCTCATCTTCAACTGTTGTTAACAATGCGTTCTACGCAATTTACAGAAACTACAAAGAGTTGGAATTTGAAGACCAAATTGGTGAAGTTTCTTTTGACCTTGAGTCAGTAACAGTTTCTGTTACAGAAAGAAAATTGAGAGCACAATGGTCTCCTGAATTAGCTCAAGACGTTGCGGCGTTCCACAACATTGATGCTGAAGCTGAATTGACAGCATTGTTATCTGAGCAAGTTGCAGCAGAAATTGATAGAGAAATCTTGAGAGATTTGAGAAAAGGTGCGGCTTGGAACTTGAGATGGGATTACAACGGTTGGAAGAGACTATCTTCTGCTGGTACTACTCCTTACACTCAAAAAGATTGGAACCAAACTTTGATTACTGCAATTAACCAATTGTCAGCTCAAATCCACAAATCAACTTTAAGAGGTGGTGCTAACTGGATTGTTGTATCTTCTGAAGTATCTGCTATCTTTGATGACTTGGAGTACTTCCACGTATCAAACGCAGCTCCTGAGCAAGACCAATACAACATGGGTATTGAAAGAGTTGGAACATTGGCAGGTAGATACCAAGTTTACCGTGACCCTTACTTCCCAGCTAACCAAGTGTTAATGGGACACAAAGGAACATCATTGTTAGACACAGGTTACATCTACGCACCGTATGTACCTCTACAATTAACTCCAACAATGTATAACCCATTCAACTTCACACCTATCAAGGGTATCATGACAAGATACGCTAAGAAAATGGTTAACAACCGTTTCTATGGTAGAGTAACAGTTGATGGTGTAAGAACATTC